AGATACGTAAGCCCAAGTACAGTAATGTGTTACGTCCTTATAGGGCATGATTCTACAGTAGAACAGGACATTTACAGGGTAAGGGAATTGCATAAACTTAAGATAACCCCCTACGCTATGTGTATTGACCGCAATGATCCCGAACAAAAGAGATTCCAGAAGTGGGTTAATTTCTTCTTTCACAAGACTATTGCATTTGAGGATTTTGATTATAACGAATATGTAAGGTCAAAGAAGAAATAGCACCCCAATCGGCAAAGGGGAGTAAGCCTCGTACCGGGCAGGTCGGTAATGCCGTTTTTAATAAATATTTAAAATAGTCCTTGACTTCCCCTGATATTGTGGTATAGTTAAGGCAGATAGACCCTTGAAAGTAGAACTAATCATCACCCAAGCTCGTATGCGAACACTTTCAAGGGTAATCGCTACGGGCTTTTTTATTAAGGTGATTTATGAACTTAAAGGAACTAGAAAAAGAAATTAAATACCTCATAAGCGTTGGGTGCGGTGAGTATCCGGTTCAGGATGAATACGATCTACCTGTAACAGGACTTTTTTGTAACCCAATGGGCGAAAATATAATCTGGTTTGAGACGGAGGAGCCAAAATGAAACGATGTAAGGATTGTAGGAATCATAACGGCCTCAAATGCCGACTCAGTAGCCTTGACACCATCTCAGGCTGTAGCATCGGTTCTAAATATGTCAATCCAGATTTATGCCGATGCTATGCTGGGAAGTGGCGGAATTTTTGGAAGTTCTGGAGGGCTAAATAATGGTAGGTGGCAAAAAAATAACAAGAAAGAAAGTTTGCTCCGGCAAGACAGCGTTAGGCAAAAGACTGAACAAGGCTATGGCCCGGCAGGAAGTCTACCGGAAGCAAAATAAAGAAAACCCTATTATTATAACATCATAAAAGGCTTGATAAATGAAACGCTTTGAAGTAGGCAGTCAACCCCCTAAAGGATATAACGCATGGCATGAGTGGGCAGAGATACAGCACAAAGGCGGTCTGCGACAGACTATCTGTAATGTGTGTGGTAAATGGGAGTTTCCGCAAGAGAACTGCGAGACAGGCCAGAATTTTAGTGAGAACATGACATGGCTATCCGACAAGCTCGTAGAGCTATTAGGCGAGCCATTTGAAGAGACTACACAGAAGATTCCAACGCCGGAGCCGACAACACTTAAACCTTACCATAATCCAATAGAACACATGACATTGATAGTAAAGCCAATAATAGGAGAGTGATATAATGGCTAGATTTTTCAAATGGCTTAAATTAAAGTTCCATAAATGCACCACGTACCCTGATGACATACTGTGGGGACTCGGAATCAGGCTAAGTAAGACTAAAAAAGGCAATTATAGAAATGAAAGAGATAGGAGTAAGAAGAAAAATGAATGAAGATAAATTAAAACCTTGCCCGTTTTGCGGAAGCAAAGCAGAGTTTTTAAAGTATGTCGGTGAAGAAAACAGAAAAGACATACATAAAGTATCGTGTATGGCGGACAACTCAGACCATCACGGCGAAGAAGGTGTGTCTGAGGATTGGTGTCCAATGGAAGCTCAGACGGATTGGGAGTTAACAAAAGAAAAAGCGGCAGAAATCTGGAACACACGACATCTCGAAACCCAGCTCCAAAAAGCCAAAGACCTGATCCATCACGCAGCTGATGAGAATGAGCGGTTGAAGGAAGAGCTTGAATCTGCAATTCTGTTATTGAAAAAATCCACTGGCTTTGTTTGGGGGTCATTACTCCAAAAACCTATCAAAGACTTTATTAAAAAGAACACACCCCTCCCAGAGCCCAAGAAAGAAGAGGTATCTAATGGCTAAGCACAAGCTAAGTAAAGAAGTAACGGAATTAGAGAGCGGTGAGCAGTTTAGGTATTGTTCTGTATGCAATCTACTAATAGAGATTCCAATGATAAACAATAGCGAATGCGACCCTGAGGAGGACGAATAATGGCTAAGAAGAAAAAGAACCCCGGCCACATCGTACCGTGGGAAGGCCAGGCGAAACCGGAACAAGGGCTGGTAGAATTACTTGACAGAGTAATAACATCCGTAGGCAGGGCTATCCCGGCCAAGCTCAGGATTGATATAGACGAAGCTCTCTCTAACTATAAAGGAAAAGTATAATGGCTAGATTAAAAACCAGTAGCAAGCTCAAATCCCAGAAGTCCCGCAAGGCTTGGGAGATGGTACGGGCAGGGATAGACTATAAGACTATCGGGATCGAGGTAGGTTACACCGCTACCGCCATCAAGCTCTTTGCCCGCAAAAAGTACAAAGACGAATCAGAGAAGCTGTGGGCTGAGGAGATCAAAAAGGTAGGCGTGTGTGAAATATCCAGCAGGGATTACGACCTGCACGCGCACCACCTCTTAGAGAAGTCGGTATGGCCACACCTAAGCCGTGACCTAAGCAATGGTATTTGTCTAAACTCCGACTACCATGTAATGAATGTGGAAATATCGCCTCACACCACACTTGCCTCTGGCGAGGAATTTCTACGATGGCTAAAAGAAAACAGGCCAGGTCAATACGAATGGTATCAAGAACATAAGCACGACCGTAAGTATCAAGACCCGGATTATGAACTGGCATACAATGAGTTGAAAGGATAATGTAATGAGCGAAGATATTAAATACATAGAAATCAAAACAGTCAACCGTAAAATGAAGTTAATGTATGGCGACAAGCTCACCGGCACTCAGAAGGCCATAGGGCTTCGATCTAACGGCTTACACGTTGTGATAAGGTTTACGGATAGATACGGTAGGATAAGCTGGCACTGCACCCTTGCTGACGGTATGGGGGGATGTGGATTTAAGATGATCGGTTTCTCTACTGCTTACCAGTGGTCAACGGTCAGGATTGCTGTTACGGCAGAGCAGGAGGCGAGGCTGTTTACTAAGGCTTGTGAGATGGCGGATGTTAAATTTATTAAAGACGCCCTTGATGGATACCGAACGATAAAAGACTTAGCAATTGACCATGCCGATAGCAATCCTTACTACGGCCCCCACCACATCAAATACGACCGCTGGGGCGCGTCCTTTGCCTTTATCAGCAAGTGGAGGCTTTGGCGGATGCACCCTGAACGTATGATCTGTAACGAAGCCGTGGCCGAGGTGATGCTTACAGAGTGGCCGGACTTGCTTATAGCTGATAAATACGCAGACCGATTGCCGGATTTATTCTTGAACAAAAAAGACCCCGCCACCCTCACGCCAGACCAGTTTGAGTACATGGTAAGGCATTATTTTGAAATTAACGAAACTCGGCTACAAGACTGAGCCGCTTTTGAAAGGGAAATTATGAGCAAAGAATTAACAATAGTATTAACGGAAGATCAGTGTGATATGCTCCAAAAGATCGCTCAAGACATAGGTGGAGAAATACAAACAGACGAAGATGCTCAAGTCATTTGCCAGACTTTGATTGACAAGGGCATAACCAGAGAGCTTGCTGAAATAGGTCTTGGCTAAATGCCAGAAAAGGACTCTAACATGAACAAACTAAGAGACATTGCAATAATAACAGCGGCGGCACTGGCTTTGTGGGTTACGCTTTTGATTACAGGGTGTACGACCGACAAAGTAACACTCCCCAACGGCACGGAGATCATCCACCAGAAGCTATTCTACTGGGGGTCGGCCTCACGGGTAGAGTTTATACTGAAAGACATTGCTACCACCGTCACGATCATTCTGGAGAACCCCAGCAGTAAGGTTAACCCAGGTAAACTTATAATCAAAGAACCCAAGACCGGCATCGAAGCTGGTCTGGAAAGTAACTAATTTTAGAAAGGAAATTGAAGATGAGTGAAGGTACAATAAGAGTAACCGTACAAAGAGAAGATAGGCTCCATGCTATCAACGAACTATGTAGTGCCGTAAGAACTTTAGCTAACGCACTAAATCAAACTCCAAACGTAACAATCCACGGATGTAACATAACGACAGCCGGAAATGGCCCAGCCTTGTCGATTGATACAGAAGACAATGTGACAAGGACAGAAGTATTAGATAATAACGAGATAGAATAACCCACACGACTGCCTCGCCCTGCGACGCGATACGTGGGGCGGGGTATTTTAAAAAGGAGAAAACATGAAGAAAAAATTCATCAAAGCAAACTGGAACTTCTGGGTGATAGGCTTAGGAGTAGGGATCAAACAACACGGCGGATATTACTACTATCCTGGATGGGCCGGTTGGTGGTGTTTAGCCTTACATATCTGCTTTCTCGATATTCAAATAAAACTCTGGAAGGGCAAGAAAGATGAGTGAAACTAGAACCACTCCTCTAACCCAGATGTTCCTAGACAACCTTGTATGCTTTACGCCAGAGCAGATCGAGAAGATATCCAGCATGGAACCGGCCCACTACTTAGGCAGGCATGCGAAGTGCAGGTTCGGGGTATTGGCAGAGGCTACGGATTTCAGAGAGAACGGGATAGGGTTATTTAAGGCAAGGAATAAACCGGAACGTGTGATATAATTTTGAAAGGATAAGAAGATGAACGAAGAACTTAAACCGTGTCCGTTTTGTGGTAGCCGAGTGGAAGTACGTGGAAGGGGGAATTCCTACAGTATCCATGAACACTATGAAGTCCATTGCCTCAATGATGATTGTTATCTTGTTGACGGCGCTGATTACAACTTTGACACAAAAGAGGAGGCGGCAACTGAATGGCAAGACGCGATAAAACCACATCCATTCACGGAAATATCAAGGCAGAAATAAAACCCCGCACCGCTCGTAAGCAATGCGGGGCGGAGGGAGGAAGATGAACTATCTCTTTAAGTCTTCACGGATATAATCCTTTAGCTCTTCTATCTTCCTGAGCAGTGTTTGGATTATATCCCGTAGACGGTCAATTTCCTTATCCTTGTCCATTGGACTACTTCTTTTTAACCTTATGCTTCTTCACCTTGACCTTGTGTTTCTTCTGGCGAACCTTACGTTTCTTACGTTCTGATACTGTATGGGTTGGCATGATTAGTCCTTTGTTAGAGTGTCTATTTTTACTTTAGTGGAGTTTACGTCTATCTTTATCTGGGTCTGGTCGATACTTATTGTGTCAACCTTACCTTCTAGTCGGGTCAATGCTCTCAAGAGCGATTGCTTCAGGGCGATCTCCATCTGCTGATTGACCTGGAGCCTATGGACATCTGTTTCGACAATCCCAATATCATCCTTGTTGTCATTTATGTCGTCGGTGTTCACCTCGATCCGGCTGTAGGTTAATCCACATACAAACGCCAAGGTAAGTATTGTCACTACTGTCTGTCCCCATCTGTGCCATTGTTCTTTTGCCATGCTGTTCTCCTTTAATTATCTACTAGTATTAAATCGAAGGCTCCAATTACGCCCACTGTTGCTGATGTTGAATCGCATCTGATTAGTATATCTGATTTCTCTGGTATCGCTACAGGCACTCCATACTCGTATATCCAGAACTGGTTTGCAGTTGTCATAACCTCCACTTGTCCCTTGATAGCAAATACACCTGTTGCCCCATTATTGATCCTTGCTCTCCACGTAAACACGGCACTGGCCGAGGCTGCGGGATTAGCTCTTGACCCGATACCAACATATCCTTTCATAAAGTAACCTGTTTTGCCTGATGGAACCGTGTAGATAGCTTGTTGAGTTTGACCGTCACCCGTTGTTATAAAGACGCCCGCATTGGTTGTAGCGTCAACCTCGACCGTTATATCACCTTCGTTCGCACTTGATGAGCCTGCATGGAGAACGAACCCTCTATATAGCCTTACGAATGTCTTGGTTATCGCTACGTCGGTTTGCCCATTCATTACAATAGTCTCTGTAGCTACATCCCATACACCACCACCAGAATCAGTAAGCCCTTCAATATGGATAACCCCAGCGCCAGTATCTGCGCTTGTGGCTATACGGTAAGTGTCGCCGCTCTCGTTCGGGTTATTCGCAGGAGAGGCCGTTGAAGCATTAGTCATGGTAGTATGAGTCAGGGTTGTGGCGGCAACTATATTAACCGTACCCCATTCGCCATTAGTGTCATTTATTACAACATCGCCTATAGCTACGCCGTCGCCTACAAAGTCTGCGCCGCTGTCAACTAAAGTAGTAAGGCTACCGCCAGTTGCTGTGCCGCTTGAAGGGACTGACCCTACATCGTCAACGTCGGTGCTGACAGCCTCTACAGTTTGGTTCGTGTCGAAATAGAAAGCATATAACCCGCCTCCGCCCCAGACATCTTCTGGGCCAGAAGCAACTGCTTCGTTATGTCCATACTTATTCATCTGGGTATGGCCTGAGACGGTTCTCTTTGCTACTTCTAATATGAAGTTAGAGGGAGTGACTAAGAGTTGCTGACTGTCATTGACCTCTGCTAAGTTACCAGAGGGGTCGCCTTCTATTGTTAAATTTTCAAATCTACTCATTTACCACCATCCTTCTGATTGATGATTCTCTAGTATAATTACACTTCTATCAGATAGTGTACGGCTTGCGTTAGCTCCTGTCAAGAGTTCTGCTCCGTCAGGGGTTACGGTTACATCGTTATCGGAACTGCCTACGTTCACGATCCTAAGATGTCTACCTGTCCCAGCCGAACCCGGCAAGTTTACTATTATTGCTCCGCTATCAGTATCTACCATGATGGTATGGTCTGTTGTTGATACTGCATAAGGCGAAGAGGTCACACGAACAACATCTACAAATAAAGCATTAAGCACTGTCCTGCCGTCTATCTGGACATTACCTGTTACATTCAGGTCGCCAGTAACCCATTCAGTTCCACCCGTGTAAGCATCGCCCTGCACTTCTGTGTCGCCAGCCACAAGGACGTTACTGCCAGAGTCGGCTATACTGACAGGCTCTACTACGCCAGTGCTGAAGATGTGCAAGAAGTCTGTTGCTAGTCCCGCCTGTGCCGCCCTAGCCGCAGACAACCCCAAGAAGTGCCTCTGGTCTACATCCGCAATCGTACCATCAGGGATTGGCTGGACTACTAGAGCCACTAACCCCATAGCAAACATTGATCTACGTTTCGTTGCAGTATCAAGAGCCATTAACTGTATTCCTCTTTAGTGGTAGTTCCAGCTGCGTCACTCAGGACGGCAGTTGCTATTGTTGCCCCGGCGTCATTGGCTATTGTCTGAGCCGCTGCCGTTCCTGTCTGTTTGTTTCTTAGTGCCATGAAGCTGATGTTAATTGCGTCTAAGACTGAAGCATTGAAGGCTGGTATGCCAGCAAGGTCACTCATAGCCTTTGCCCATATCTCATCAACAGTGGGTGCTGTTCCTGCTGCGTCCGGCACTGTCGTATTCGCACCATCGGTTCCACGCATGGCGTCCCCGTCTATACCTGTTACATCAGCCAATATAGCCACTTGCCTATTCTCTAAAGTAGTCCCCGTATCCTCTATAATTGCCGCTAATTGCGTACTGTTACTATCCATTTCCTGTCTGTTTTCTACAGCAGTAGGTGCGACACCGGCGGCATCGGGGACTGTAGTATTAGCTCCATCAGTTCCCCTCATGACGTCACCGTCAAGACCTGTGACGTCTGCAAGGATAACTACTTGTCTATTTTCAAGCGTCGTCCCTGTATCTTCGACGATAGCTGCAAGCTGTGTGCTGTTGCTGTCCATTTCCTGCCTATTCTCGACTGCGGTGGGAGCTACGCCTGCGGCATCAGGGACGGTAGTATTCGCTCCGTCTGTTCCTCGCATGAACCTGTTCTCAATAGAGAACTCACCAACAAAGATATTAACTTCATTGCCGTCTATATCAGCTCCCTTAAATTGCACCTCGTAATCTGCGCCGGTGGCATATTGAACATCTGAACTCAAGTCAACAGATACTCTATGCGATCCATTGACAGCCCCTTCGTTTAAATCTAATGTTACGCCTGCATCTGGGTCACCTAATACAGTTCCGTCTTTATAGACAAATACATCAGTAGTGGCAAGTTGCGTTATAGTAACGCTCGCTCCGTTAGAATCAAACGTATTGAATGTTATTCGTACTGTTGCGTCTTCTGCATAGTCACCTTTATAGTCACTCATTTTATACCTCCGGCTAATAGCCGCTTAGTAGTTATTGTTTCTTCTATATTCAAATCGTCCGTAGCCGTAGCTAAGGTTACTATACCTGTTACCGAGTCTCTTGTCCAGAACCCAAACTGACCATCAGCAGGGGCGACCGGGTTAAGGGTTGACTCCCATCTCTTTGTCGTGTCGTTCCATTGCAGCATCTGGAGCGTTGTGTCACCACGGTCTATTTGTGTGTCTATTAGGGCTTGGATGTCCATTTAGAGATCATACCTCTCACTGTCTTTCTTTTTCTTTTTCTTAAATTTCCCATCAAATGTGTTCACTCCTACACCGAATGCCTCTGCTAATATGACGGCAAGTATATTTGCGGCATCTTCTTGGTCTTTCGATTGGAATGCAGTTTCTATTATTATAGGAGTGAGTGCCTTATTTAGCATCTGCGGAATAGTTACTTTGTCTCCGTCACGAGTTACTTGGTCTGCCATCATAAGCACGAATGAAGCACCAGGGGACAGTTTATTCTCTAGGAAATTAAACACCAACTCTTTACCGCCTAAAGACCCGAACCTGCCAGTGTCTATAGATTTAGTTTTTCCTGTGCTGGCGCTTGTAAATTCTCTTTGTGCGAGACGAGAAGCAAGTATAATAAAAATCTCCAACCCACCACCGACTGAGAACCTCGTATTTCCTGCTCTTATTTTCCCGAAGTCAGAACTCTTAGTGTCAAACGTTACACTGTCATCGTCTATCCATTTTGCTATAGCTAATATCATAGCAGCCCCAGATATGTATTGTACTAAGTTCTTGGCCGCCTGAAGCCTTGCGAACTTACTGAAATTCTTATCAAATAAATGAAGAGTCAGTGTGTCTAAATGCGCCCGTAACATCTTTGGCGAAAAGAAGACATTATTTATAATTCCAGGCCCACCTCCACGAGACGCAGCATCGCCACCTCTGCCAGTCTGAGAATTAGTTAGCCGCCCTATATCTATGAGATTCTTCTTATTGAGAGGCCGTCCGCTTTTCCTCCAAATCCTCATATAGTTCTTCGCTAATGCATATCTCATATATTTAGCAGACCAAGAGAACGCCTCGTCACTGACTCTAAAAGCCACGCCTACGATTGGCAATTTCTCTGCGAAGTCTACTGGAATATCCTCTTCTATAACCTCAAAGCCAATAGCGGTCTTACTCGTCTTAAGTAGCTTATAGTCTGGGTCAGATACGATGTCGGCGTAGATCATACGCCTAGCGTCGTTCTCTGCCATCTTCTTGTTCTTTCCTGTTTTGCCAGCGCCCCACATAACCTTAAAAGACTTAACTAGTGTATCTGTCCATATCTTCAATGAATGTAAATCGCCTGTTATACCCTTAAGAAATGCCTTAAGCCCCTGGCGCCCAATAAAACTATTATCTATTGCTGCTTTAGTGTTTTTCATTACACCAAATGTATCACTCACGAATTTGCCAGGGTCAGTAAGGTATTCTTTTATTGACTGTAGAATAGTTCTTTTGTTCGCAGCAGTCTTTAATGATTTTACGTATTCGTTATATAGGCTAAGTGCAACTCCGTAAGCTCTTTCTTTTGGAGTCCCCGTCAATGAGTCTTGTTTTCTTCTTTTCCCATTCTCCATCTCAGCCTTCTTTACGGCAACGTCCTTGGCGAGAGTGGCTATGATACGAACTTCTTCTTCCGTGATGATTCCCTGAGCAGACTGCGCGGCTTTATACTTCTCTTTAGCAAGGTCGTAAGCATCCTGTAAAGATTGTCCTTCTGCGTCAAGTTCTATTTCTGCACGTTCTTGCCTCTCAAAATCTAGCGATTTAAGTTTTGCATCAAATTTCTTTGTTCCACTCTTAAGCCTGCTCTTCTTGGCTTGCAGTGCGATTTCTTCTGGTGTCTTCTTGGTCTTCTTGGCGTCACGTAAGCCCTTGAGTTCCTTGCGGAGTTCTGCCTGTTCTGCTTTTAGATTGTCAAGTTCGGGAGACGAGAGTTTCTTTCTTGTCTTAGTGCTAGTATCACCAGCCTTTATCTTTCTGCCGAGTTCCTTGATAGACTTTTCTGTAAGTTTAATAGCAGAGTCTATCTTCTTGTCGCCAAGTTCCTTCTCGAATACGGACGCAAACTGCTTCTGGGTAGCCTCAAGCCTTGCCCTTAAGGCAACGACCTCGGCATCAGATACTTCTTCTTTGCCTTTTTTCTTCGTTAGTTCGCCAGATTCAATCTGCTTTTCAAGATTCTTTATCTGTGTTTCAAGTCTCTTTTTGAGTTTATCGAGAGCGGAAGTAACCTCGTCCTTGGATATTTTCTCGCCAACTTCGGCGAAAGCCTTATCGAACTCGGTCTTCAAGTGAGGAGATACCCATTCGCCCATATCTTTAGTTACTTGGGCAGACCACTTAGCAAAGTTTCTTCCAGTGGCCTCAAGATGATATGTGGCAATCTTAGCAAGGTCAATAAAATCCTGTGCATTAGGGATGTAAGCCGCACCAAGATTACGCCCATGCCGCATCTCGGAAATCTCTTGGTTTCTTCTGCCTATAATCTTTTCGTATTCTTCTTTAGTTACGATAGAGTTCGTTTTACCGTATTCACGCTTAGCTTTTTTAGTGTAATCACCAAGAGCCTTTTGCGCAGTATCTAACTCTATCTGCATCGCTTTCAATTTATCTTCAAGAGCAGGGATGTCTTTGCCGTCTCTACCCATCTTCTCTTTACGCGCGTCTGCAACTTCTTTAACTGCTTGCACTGGGTCAGCATTGTCCTGTCCCGTGTCTAATGATTTAACCCGCTTGCCAAGAACGGTATGCCCTGTTACGCCTTGTTCGTTCAAGGCTAATTCCATAATCAGGATAACATCTAAGTTTACTCTACTGTATGTTCTTAATCCAGTATATACATTCTCTGGATAAATTCCGGGGGGCGCAGCTTCTTCATAGAAGGCTATTCTCTTTGCTAATTTTATATCATCGGAAATAAGCTTTGCCACTTTCTGAGCTTGCTCTGCCATATTCATAGCTCTATAAGTTGGCAGTTCGTCAGCTACATCAGCATTTTCCTCTACCATGTCGTCTTCTATTGCTTGAGCAAGAACACTTAAAGAAGACCCTCTCGTTAATTCTTCTCCCTCGCCTATATCTTCAACCTGACCCGTTCTTTCTGCTTGAATCTGAGCCTCAACCTTATCAAGTTCAGATGGTTCTATCTCTGGTATATCGCCACCTAGGACCTCAGATGACGCCCTAGTCAATCGGTCTGCCTCTGCTGGGTCCATTCCTTTTTCCACAAGTTGGTCCACAGAGGTCTGTTCCTCTACTGTTAGGCCGATCTTAGGTACGTCTGATGTATTTATCTTGCCTGTTTGAGTTTCGCCCTCTGCTGGCTTCTCAGTGGCCTTCTCGATAGCCCTAACTTGGTTCTTTATCTGGTCATGTAAATATAAAAGCTCATTCATGTTTCTGGGAGAGACTCCATACTGTGACTTCATCTCTTCTTTTGTTCTAAACCCGAAATCAGTATCGCTGTGGTTTCCTGAGAATGCAGCCGCACCGCCTCCCATAAAGAAGCCTGCGGCCATAGAGTCCTGCCATCCTTTTGAGATTACAGACCACTCCTGCTTGGCAGCATTGAATACTGTTGCGTAATTCTCTGGATCAACGTCTTTAACTACTGCCGAAGTATAGTTCTGTCCAAGCTGAGCCATCAACTCTTGGAACGACTCAGCAGTACCAAGCCTTAATGCCCTTACAAGGAATTTACGACCCCCCCCCTTCATTAGTTCGTCCATAGGAACTTTTTCAGTTATTACTTCAATAGAGCCTTCTATAGCAGCCCCAAGTAATGCAAGTTCTGGATCAACTCCCTGCTCTCTATATGTTTCATAAGCAGAACTTGCCGTAGTAGCACCTAGCAAATATAGTCCTACATTTGGATTCCCCGTAGCTATACTTGCAGCAACCGCTGAGCCATAAGACGGGGCAGATTCCGCAACCGAAATAGCAGTTCTAAAAACAGGGGCTGTCGAAAACGATTGCTCTCTTGCAATCTTAGACTTTAGTGACTCTTCGTAGGTCATGCTATTTACTGTTTCGATATACCGATTACCTGTTCTTCTTAGCATATCTGCAAATTTTCTTCTTGACGCTATTACAGGATCATTCTGCCTTCTCGCTTCTGCTGAGCCCGCCCTTAACTTTGCTCTGTCTGCTCTGGTCGTAGGCCCTTCGCCTACAGCCTTAAGCAAAATCCCAGGTAACTTCACTAGCGAACCCAATCCTCTATGCCCGGCTTTTGCAACTTCTAATGTTTTTTGACCAAACGTAAAGTCTCCAGGGCCAATATCTAACGTGCCTGGGTCGTAATTTGGATTTGTGACATCAAAATTTGTTCCAAACGCTTTATTGGACTCCATCATAGCATTCCGAAACAATTCCGCTTGAGTTTCTTCTTCAATAACCCTATTAGCTTCTCTTAATGACACATTCTCTCTGTCTGCATAGTCGAAAGTCTCGTTAGACAGAGCCTCCACTTCTTCTGGACTAAGCGGGTCGAATGGAATGTCTTTTAGTCGTACACCCATTATTCGACTACCTCCACAATAGGCTCGCCGTCATCATCGAATCCTATTACTTCCCACTCAACTCCACCCTTTTTAATTACCTGCCCAACATCTACAAGAGTTCCACCGGCCACTCTGAACTGAGAAGCCATTGCGCCAATCTCTTTTAGTGTTGGCGTTTTCCCACTCGCTATCTGGTCGTCAACCCATTGAACTGTTGCGTCATTAACGTCTACAAGCCTTTGGTTTTCACTGGCGGTATTGAATCCTTTATTAACCTTCGACGCATTTACGCCCCTTACGGTTTTTATGTTTTCTAGAGTATATTTCTTATACGGATTATTGATCTTGTCCACAGCCCATTCAAACTCTGCGTTGGTCATAGACCTTTTTGTGAATCTTTCATCTAAGAGAACATCGTAAGCTTCCGTTGGAGATAATGCCAAAGTTGATGCCCTGTATACAGCGCCAAAGGCAGCAGATTGGCCTTTGCCTGTTGTCTTTCTCGGCGCGTCTGCATAAGAACCTTTTATATACTTCTTCCACTTTTCCTTTTCAACCTTAAGCATCTTGCTTTCTTCTATATCATTGAAAGTCAAATCTCCGCCAACCGCAAGAGGCATAAAGTTATTATATGTCTCTGTAGTGGTCAGTTTTATAGCATCTTTTGCTTTTCTCTCTCTCCCCGCTACAAAATTATCTAGCCAATCACCTAAAATCTTATCCGCCTCGGTACCTTCAACTGACGTTAAAGTTCCGTCTTTTATAAGGTCGTTTATCCCGTTGCGAAGTTCGAGCAAGGCCGCTTCTTTTCCAACGCCCTCAGCAGTATTCACTAGGAGGGGTTTCAGTCCTTCTATAGAGTCGGTCTTAAATAGTTCATTCCCAGCTTCCTTTGCTGTCTTTATGATTGCAGACGTTTCCTCTGATGTTACTCCATTGCGTCGAAGCACATTTGAGTGAATACGCGTCATCTGGGCTATCTTGTCTTTGTCTCCGGTTCGGAATAGGTCAGTCAGCGATTCTTTTGTCTCATCTATTGCACTAACTCGATTTCTCTTTGCTCGGTCTAAAACAGCGGTATCTCTCTGGAACTCTGCCCATCCCTCTTGATCTATTTGCAATTCTGCCCTTGCTTGGTCAGATAAATTGAACTGACCACTTTCTGCGGAGAATCGGTCAATAGTTTCATTTATTTTGTTATCCCACATCTCAGGGTCGGTATTAAATTTAATATTCTCTATTTCTCTTTCAGTGTCGGCTCTGAGGTTCTTCTCTTTCTTCTTTTCAAGGACATCTAAGTTCTGCCTGTCCTTTGCTTCGATAGCTTGACGAAGTGCTTCTTTCTTCTCGCTACGCCTTTTAATGCCCCTGCCAATAGCAACCGCCGCTTCACCCACTGCCGCCCCAACCGCACCCGCATTGGTAGTTGGGTCGAATCCAGCCCGTACCGAACCCGATGCAGGGGTGAGACCTCTTTGTGTTCTTTGTATTCTAAATTTTCCCATTGTTAGAACCCCGCCAATAGAGTTGTACCGAATTTAATGTTGGCCGCCAAAGCGTCACTCTGACCTTTCTTACGGATTATTCTGCCTTTCGCCCTATCTATCTTTGCCTGTTCTTTGGATTGCTGAGCAGAAACTTCTCCTTCAAATCCAATCAAGAGATTTTCGAGTTCAAGTTCTGAGGCTTGCTCTGCTTGGAGGTCTTCCGAGACTGGGGAACCAGTTCCGCCAGAAGCAGCTATTCTTGCTTTAAGCGAGGATTTAATCCTTGCACCTTTTTCAGCTTGCCGCTTGGTTGCGAATTTAGTGGCTTGTCTCTTAGCGGTGGCTTCATTCTCTGCAACCTGTGCATTGAACTTAGCCAGATTCTCTCTTGACTTAGCATCGACCTTGATGCCTTCTGCGCCGCTGAGCTTCTCAAATGTATCAACTCCAGTAATATCGCTAAAAACTGCTCCCATTATTCACCTCTCAATCGGACGTACATAAAAGCGTCTTTATTATTTACGTAACTTTCCATAATACTTTCTTTCTTAAAACCTAAGTGCTGTACCATTCGTATAGCCTCTGTGAAATCTATTTCTACTGTAGCCTGAATCCTTGTTAGATTATGTTCTTCTACAAAACTATCTATCCAGTCTCTTATTACCCTATACATGGCTACTGTGTGATTACCTGCTATGTCAGTAATGTCTATCCAGCACCATGCTGTATCATAGTTCATTAACTGAAACCCACCAATGCACAACGGATGGCCTTCGTGTTCCAGAGTATAACTAAAGCTAATACTCTCTGGGTGAACCTTACCCCTGCTAACGCTATGGTCGGCAACGAAGTCGAAGTCTTCTTTTGTCGCTTCTCTAAAGTTCATTATCGTCCTGTCTTATTAACTCTTGGCACTATTGCTCTGACTATACATGGTAGAGGGTCTGACTGAGATATAACCATTGAGTCGTCAATATCAAACCCACCTGCAAATGGAACGGTTACGTCTCCCGTAAATAATCCCTCAACTTTACTGGTGTTCTTTAGTCCAGCCCTATTAAAGTCAATGTCAAACAAACTAGAATCATCCTTGCCATATTTAGCACCGACAGTATCCATGAAACTTACCACCATCTCGGTTGTCTGCTTGATGCTTCCATGTGTAGTGCCGGAACTAGTATTAACATCCATCCGCATTGGAGTCAGTTTCGAGTCATATCCAAGACCTACTCTCACGTTAAATGCCTGAGTAGTTAGTTGTATCCGCCCGTTGATGACACGCTGATCGTTAATAACTTCACCATCAGCTAGAATCTTTACTACCTTACTTTCAAGATGTCCTAGTCCGGTTACGACATTTGTAGCTTGCCCTTGGTATATAATCCCACTATCAACAAAGAAAGCATTTTCTTTTCTAATATCAAGAATCCTTGGCTGGAACTGTTCTATATAAACCATGTTCTCGCCATCAACGGCGCGTACTATTGAAATCCATACTTCGTCTTCTAGAGTGGACGGGATTACCATTACTGATTGAACCAGACCGTCCATAGGCATATTCGACCATGAAACAACATTCTGATTTCGCTCGTAACTCAATGTAACTAGATTACCATTATCAAGCACACACCACAAAATTGAATCTGGGTTTTTCTGATGCGCGACAGAGACTATACCAGACACTGTAATATGCTCTGCAAGTGCAGTAAGGTCTGGGGCTACATATTTCTGGTCTGCTTCCCTGAAAGTAAACTCTCTTACCTTCCTGCCAACAAAATCAACGAATAAGATTACAGAACCAAACTTTATAGACTGCATATCCGAACTGCCGTAAGCTGTCTGTTCTTTCATGCTCCAATTACTAGGAGTTAATGCCTGGTCATCAAGCGATAAACCTATTCGCCATTCGCTCCCTGTAGTCCCGGCGGCAAGCGTACCGAGCGAATTCAGCCATCTTCCTCTATTAGCAGTGGGTAACTTAAGAGCAAATGAGTCTGCGTCTTTTGTGCCAGCAGCGAAATCCTCAAACGCATCCGTCTCGCTTAGCCAGAAAGTCTGCTGGTCAGAATCAGTAAACCCATAAACCGCCCTTTCTTCAAAGAATGTAATAGCACTTGGGAATCCCCGCAAGGTAGACCATGAGCCTTCTGCCCATCGCTTTGTTTTTGTTGTTTGACTAACCTCAGACACAACGGTAATGTCGGCCTTAAGCCCAGACTGTATCCCGTTAATACGCACGATACCAGACTGCGTGCTTGAGGTAGCCGCGAGATCAGCACTCACGGTTCCGTCAGTATACGACGTTACGTTCATACGGTATCTGACATTATCAGCGTCTTCGATACCCTCAAACTGTATGTTTCTACTGCCGACCTCATTTACTATTTTTGAGTTATACGTCCTAAAAGGTTCCCAGCCAGAATCGTTTTCATTTCTTTCAAGCACTATCGTAGCACCCCAGTTACCCTGAGTATTAAAGTTGAAGCTCCCCTTAATATCTATAGGTGTTTTTATAACACCAATACTCGTAGCTTCGCCTTGCACTGAATTAGTATTTACAAGCAAGCTTGAGGAAATCTTACCGGAGGTATGGGCAGTCACGTTTATGCGATATTGCACATCTTCTGTGGTTTCAGTGTCGCTGAATGTCTGTGTGCCGCTTGTAAAAGTCCTAATATCTGTACTAGTTGCGAAATTGTCTGTACTTCTTTGAAGCTTAACAGTACCTACCCAACCAGACGTTGTTATGGAGAAAGTATAATCGCCAAGAACTTCTATCGTTTCGCCTATGATTCCAGTATCAGTTCCCTCTTTCGTCCCGTTTGTCTGACGATTAATACGGGGATGGGTAAGCTCAAACAATGCACCAATATGACCGTCTTGGAATATACTTGACGAACTAGTCAGTGTACCAGCCTCGCCAGCACCTGTCGTATCCACATCCATAGTAACACCATCGTTATTAGCAAGGTCGTTTCTTTTTATGAATGGGCCTCTATTGAATACAATATCTTCCAGCGTGAAAGTTGTCGGCGTTGTTCTGCTTAGCTTGGCAGGTGGGTAAGACGGGTGGACTATCCACATAACATCTGCGCTTTGGTCCGTTTGTAATTGAAGTAAATCAACAGACTGGTACGGAGTTGCTATTTCTACATGAACCTCAGAGTCCCCAAGTAAAGGTTCTCCATCGAAATAGAATCTAGCGTATTCCTCCCCAAACTCTACCGGATAGGCTATGCTTGAAGAAAATACAAAAGGCATCATTCGTACAGTCGGCAACGGGGCTAATGAGTTTGGTTGTTCTAACGTTGCACTGATAGCAAATACTTGCGTACCTACGGTTACGTCTTGTTCTATTTGAATAGAATTAACTGTCAAGGTAGCAGATAACGACAATGCAGATAGCTGAACGGTAACAGATATTGAAACTGTCGGAGAGGGGAGAGTAAGTGCCAAAGCTTGTGCCGTAGTCGATGTAGTTTTGCTTATTGAAATGCCTGGAGCATTAAGCGTCGCACTTAAATTGATTGAACTAGGTATCACAGTAACGTCGTCATCTACTCCAATAGATGGCGGTAAAATACTTAACGATAACGTCTGTGTGGTGGGTTCTATTGTTACGTTAATATTCGTTTCTTTGAAGGAGGCTACGCACATGCACCAGTCATCGTCACCGTTATAAACTCCACCTCCATAAACGCCAGCCCCATAGGTCTGAGTCGTCCACCCTGTATTTATTGGAGCCGCCGTTGATTGTAGCGTGTATTGATTGCTGTCTGAATAAAGCCCATTGTCGGTAGTGTTTAATTCGATACCTGTCCGTCCGGTGGGAGTGAAGTCTTCGCCGTCGCCAAACACTCCCACTATGACTGAACCATCTTCTGTAGGGGTCAATTGCACAGTTGGGCTTGCAGATATTCCAGAGCTACCACCAGCAACGTCTATGTCGCTGGTGAATCCACTAGACGCCTTATATGTAGACACTTGTGCATGAAGAACTAAAGAGTTTGGGTTTGGGATACTTATGTTAATTACAGAACCAGTTTCAGGCTCTAAGAAATACCATAGTTCACAACTTATTTCAGGATTCGTACCGTGCTGTCTAGTCTGGTCTGCTTGGACAAAAACTTTATTGTCAAGAGTTGGCGCGCGACCATTTCGCTGCTCTGAACCGGCAGTAACGATACCAAGGACAAGTAACGTAGTTCCACTACCTGCTGTGTAGTTGCTATCAAGCGGCTGAGAACTGCCGGAAAATCTTAAATTAGTATCAAATATATGTGCCATTTATATCAACATGCTCCTATTGTGATCCGAATGCTGTTATGTCAAAAGCATCAACGTCCACATCCGTAGGCGTAGTTCCGGCGGTTGAAAATTGGAGTGTAACACTTCCAGCCGCTTTAGCTGTTATCCTGAAAATTCTTGCATTACTGTCTATTGGAGTTACTCCAATTACATAATCAGCAGAAGCAAAATTGGTATCCCAGCTAATAATATACTCGCCATCCGTAGCCGTATCTACTACTCCTGATATATTTTGGCTACCTCCTGAAACTGTGTTTGGATGGGTAATATTACCAAAAGCCTTACATATAAAGGCCACATCAGCTATTACTCTGTCATCAACATATTTCTTATTAGCCAAGGCTGCGTCTGCGACTGGAGCAGCAGACGTAGTCTGCAATGCTTCGTTTATTACAAACCCATTAACATCAAGCGATATATCAAGAAACGCATTCATCTCTGTTCCATACGTACCATCAGATGCACCGGGAGTTGGTTTAGTAGCCATAATAGACTCCTTATGCTAGGGTTATAATTCCAGACGAATCGAACTGGATAGCAAACGTGCCAGCCGCAACAGTCTTTGCACCACCAAAATCAATGGAAGCTATTAGATCATTACCAGCGGTTGAGTCCCAAATTACTGCATGGTACGCAGTAAACGTTGCTGTAGTCCACTCAGTGTCATCAGCGTCCCACTTAGTAGTAGCCGCTTCTGTTACCGCTGAGTTCGCCAACGTATTGCCACCTTGCGTATAACCGCCAGTAGTAGCCAGTTCGTTACTGGTGGTATAGTCAGTGTCTGTCGCAGTGAAGCTATGACTATTGTCGTACAGTGAGATTTTGATAGTGTCTGCTTCTAAATCCACTACTTTGTTCATTAAATTCGCCTTGAAACGATTGTAGATGCCTGAGGCCATTATCTACTCCTTTGCTCTTAAATAGTTTATTGCTTTTAATAGAAATTCTATACTGTCACTGAAGTGTCCAATTCCAACATTGCAACCGTGACACAACAATCCACGAATTTCACCTGTTTTATGATTATGATCAATCGACAATCTTATAATTTTGCCTTTATATTTTCGTGTTTCTTTTTTTTCGCATATTGCACAAACACCGCCTTGTTTTTTTTGCATTTCCTTGTACTTAGAAATAGGAATTAGGAGACTTACCTTTAAAGTAAGCCATGTTATACCTCTACTTTCTTTGCCTGTATTGTCAGGCAGGGGATATGAACAACAACATCAGTACCGCCACTTTGGTTCGGTATCTCTTCTACTGTTGCTTTAATTTTTCCAGAGGCATCGGCCTCTACTAGTTTGTCACCAATTCTTATCTTCATTTTGCTTCCTTTATGAATCTTGTTCCAGTTCTACGTTCTGCTGGGCCGTATATCCTAGGAAAGAAGTTTTCCATCTTCCTGCAAAGCCCATCGTACTTCTCAATGTCAACTCTAACATCTATCAGTGGTGTAGCCTCGCCGCCATTAAAACGTATTATTCCATTATTAGACATCTGGTTGACTCCTTGTTGGATATTTATTCAATACTCTACTGCCCTGCGCAGACAGTATATCCATCTGAATAGATAGCGAAATCAATGTGTCTTCACTTTCGCCGTTCCAGTTTATCTCGCCCTGTGCAATTCCAAAGTCAGCATCAGCATCTATTGAACCCGGTTGAAGCATTACCTGAACACGGTAAATGCCCTCTGTCGTGATCGCAGATGGAAAATCTACAGAGTAGTAATCACTGTCAGCCTGATTGATTAGCAGCAGGTCGTACTTATCTATGTCTACATCAGTATATGTATCAAACTGCGAATCGGTATTGTTCCACACCTTGTCGTCAGTCTTACGCCATATTAAAGCGTATAGCGTATTGCCTTCATCGTATGTCATATAGATTTCATTAGACACGATCTTGCCTCCATGATGCCCCACCGCTGACCCTTACTTCTGTCCACGGAATATGAGCATCTCTGCCAATGTTGTTCGTCTCTTGTCTATCCAAAGCTCTTACTTGTGGCATTAACTTATTCATCTTGCCGTCTATCTTCTTTTGAATTCCTTTGTCTCCACCTGCCAATGGACCTATAAGGTCATCAGCTAAGGTGTATACAAGAAGTTTAACGAACAATGGGTCAAACTCTGTCGGGTCTGTGACCTCTTTGATATACCTCATATTTATTGCTGTTTCGTTAGTAAGAAGCCTTTGACCTTCAATAGCAATCGTAATACGAGTAGTCAAGCTTGGCGATAGATTATCAACGAATAGCGATTTGAAACGCATAAAGTCACTAGGCAGGATGAACTGACTGTCGTATCCTGTACTAGTTCGGCCCTACCTGAAGCAAACCGCCAATAGTGAGACCTTATAAGGGCGTCTCTATCGGCCTCGAAATGAAGTCTGCATTGTATCGCCTGCACTGACGTATCAGTGTCTAAGTCCTCAATGGAATTTGCTCCTATTACGCCTAACGCCTGATTACAGATTGAAGTATTTGAATTAGCCATATTAGTTACTTGGATACCTCCATTTGCTTAACTCGTACAAACTCTTTACCTCGGCAGGGGATAAGACTCTATCGAATAGCATGACCTCGCCGATCTTGCCGTCGAGTGGAGCTGCTCCTGACACTGTAACGCCTAATGTCATAAATCCCGCACTGGCATCTTTACCTACCGTATCAGTAAGTGTCACCATGTGCCAGTCAGTATCTATTCCAGTACCTGCCACTGCATCGACATATATAACGACTGTTCCGCCTGCAAATCCATCCGATGTCACATCGCCTGTGCTTATCTCCATATAATCAGTCTGGTTAAGGTCTATAAGTTCCTCTAATGTTGCACCATTTGCCTTAATCCATATCACGATTGTTGATACACTGGTTGGGCCAGATGGAAAGTCTATCTGGTCGTCAGTTCCGTTAAACGCAAAGCCGGGGTAGGCCTCCGTGTTAAGATTGGCTGGTACGCCTACAAATCCGTTCTGTGCATAGTCGAATACGTTCGTACCATCAAATGAGCCAGCCCATAGCTTATAATAAGCCACAAGCCCTTTTGTACTGAATTGAGGATGTCTGTATTTCTCTTTCATTAGATGCCTCGTAAAGTAATCGTACTTGTCGTTACAGCATCGCCAGATGCAGCAGACGGTTCTAAGCTAACATCAATTGTACCAGATAGCGGAATATCAGTTACGAAATTATGCGTAGCTTCTTCTGCTATTTCGCCTGTATCAAAGACCGTGTTATCTCCATTATCTTTTATGAGAATCTGCGAAGTTGTTCCGGTGGTAGTCGTAAGCGGCAACGTCACTGTAACGTGTCGCAATATCCCATTTAGCGGAATCGGTAACGTCACAATAGTTGTGTCGTCAGCATCAAACACAGTCGTAACAACCAATTCCCACACATCTTGTTTTGGTGTGTTATTCACCTTTGCTCTTGTATCGCTGGTTTTAACGATTGTTTGGTCGCCGTCAGCCATAATATATTCCTTAAGATATGGGGCGGGTTTTACGCCGCCCCGTTAAAATTAACTAACTACTACTGTAACACCGGCTACAAGAGGTCTGAAGCTCATGAACCATGTTACATTACCAGTGCCTGTGCTTGAGAGTGTTTGCTCAATAACACCTGCGGGACAGAACCAACTCAAAGGAATACCAGCTCCAGTATTGACTGTAGCTTCGGCTGTGTTTTCGCCGCCACTTAGTGCGTCAAACTTAATGACGTCACCAAACAAGTTATCAGCAAGAGCCACGACCGCAGTGAAATCTAAGTCATGCGTAGCACCTTCGGTAGCGTTTACATTTATACTCACGTTACCGGGTGTGCCAGCTATGATCGTAGTTACCTGCCCGAAGAACGAGATAATCTCAATCTCACCGCCAGCGACCGTGAACAGGTCGTCGGTAGCGCCAGTACATACGGCTTCTTTAGACAGAGAATAAACCTGCCCTACAAGGAGGTCTCCGGCGCCATTTTGATTGTCAACAATAATATCAAGTGCTGCTTTAATATTATCATCTTGTGCCGTACCGTCTCTATCTCCGGTAAATGCACCCTGGTTATTAGTGTCAGAAGCAATTTTAGTCATAATAGCACTTCCTTTCTACATTCCAGTTATCTGAAGGTTAATTAACGCAGCTTCGTCGGCAGCCGAGATGTATATAACCGTACCATATACCGGGTCGGTTCCATCGTTAGCTACGACACCTATTGTGCCATCAACGCCAGATGTTCCCGGATGACCAGCAGGTTCGCCTACAACAAGCGTGTCGCCATTATCAACAAGAACTGCCGCAACACCTTTGACCTTAGCCCAGAAGTAGTAACTCGCAGGGATAATTGTGGTCGTTGCTCCAAGTACCGGCGAAGTCAAAGCCTGTGGCTTAACAATAACGCCGTTGCACTGGTTCTTGATGATGGTTACATCGTCTGTTACGAGGATTGCATTACGCAAACCTCCCGCATCTGCAATCTCAACACGCATAAACGTATCAGTAGTTGTATACTTATTTGACTTGACTATGTAAAGGTCGCCCATAGCATCGCCACCGTCATTGATGAGTATATATCCATCAATAAGTTCGTCGTCTACGATACCGCTCCCAGTTGCAACTTCAACTGTAAATGAGGTATCTCCTGCTGACGCACCGGCGTTGGTCTGGATCTTAGCCAACTGAGCTGAGTCATTTGCCTCGGCTGCCACTAGCAATGCCTTTGCAAGTGCGGTTGTGTTGTTCTTGCAGTATTTGTATCTGTCGCCTTGGTCAGTCTCATAGATCATGCCAAGCATGGCCTTCTGATCGACTGTTGGTGTCCAGAGGTTGGAATCGGCTGTAATTTGAGAAGGCTCACAATTGATAGACCTTCTATGTTCGTGATTGTAATTTGAATAACTCATAATAGTTCCTTAAAATTTAGGGCTTAACCGGCATACTAATTAACCGCCGCCCTGTTAGTATTTACTCTATCGTTTCTACGTATACAACTCGATCTTCGTCACGTCTCATGCCACCCATATTCATGTGAACATAAATCTGCTTAGAGTATGACAGGTCTGACCGGATACTAATCTCCGTAGAGATCATATCCTGAACACCAAGAATCAAACCACTTTGCAACCAGAACGGACAACGAACTACATCAACCGAACTAGAGGCCGTGTCGTTATTAGTTCCAGCAACGATCTTGGTCGATACAATCCAGTTAATACCATGCCATCCCATAATGATGCGGCCGGTGGTAAGAGGTTTGCCATTACTGTAATCGTTGTTGACATACTCTTCCTGACCGAATAGGTTGGTTGCTTGACGAGGACTGATAGCACCCCAGATAGGCGTACTTTCGTCAGCATCGTTGTTTGCGAAATACTCACGAACAAGTTCAGCCTTTTCGACTGTCAAGCCTGTATCAGCGGCATTTGCATTACCGACTGCGCTGTTGTAAATAATAGTACGTCCTGTGTTTCTACCGGTGTACTGCACGTTACCGTCCTGAGATGCCCATGATATTACAGCACCAGTCTTTGACGTTCTACCTTGAACTACATCGGCATCAATAGAGGCAAGGATTATGTCATCCTTTTTGCGGTTTACTGCATTGACCAACTCGGTCATAATGTCAGACGTAGGTTCGATAATCCTGTTAAGGTCATCGTCTCTGTCGATCAGTACACCTTGATGGAATGGGGTCGTATTAACCCAACGCCTTTCGTGCGTGGTATCTGTAATCGGAGTCTTGGGGTTACGTTCTGTTTTCTCGACTAACGCCAGTTTGCCTATCGCATCGAACGCTTTGTCCTCTGCGTTTGTAATAGGTTTGATGTCAACCGCCTGTTGAAACTTTGAGTCCTTCTGCTGAAGCAGATGGTACAGTGTGTTATCGAAGTTATCGATAAAACCTGTTGGTATCGGAGCGCCTAATGCTCTACCCATAATAATTTCCTTCTGATTAGATTTAATTTACATTTAATCGAGAAGGGTATCCTATTGGGTCTTCTCTACTTACGCCGTTAAGCGGGTAGAAACACTACCATGCTTGGGGTCCATTTCTGGGGTATCCCACAAACACGCCTGCTATGCAGGTACTGCTATCTTTGCTTTTTCTTCGTGTAATCTTGCTATAGTTGCCATTGTCGCCTTATGTTCCGGGTGCATTGGCTTCATAAACGATTCCGAATTCATTAAACCGTTTATCTGTGTCTGTAAATCTGCTGGCGTATTATCCATCGCCGCTGCCGATATAGCACCAGACTCGTTAAAGTCACTGCCAAGATTGCCCATCAGCCGAATAAAGTCGGGGTCTTTGCCGAACTTATCTATTACTCTCTGTTTGTGATCTTGATCATCCATGCCCTTTTCAACAGCAAAGTTGCCATTGTGCATGAACTGCTCATAAGCATTGCCCTTTTCAGCTAACAACTGTGCCTTAGTATCCGCACTGGAAGTCTCTGTGTTATTATTGTTATCTGTAACCTGCTGGAGTATGTCAGCGTTGTATGCTTCGACAATACCTGCCTGCTGGTCTGGAGTAAGCCTGAGCTTATTAAATACCTCAGAGAAAGAAGTAGCTCTATCATCGTTCCATATACCATCCGGTAAGCCTTCTGGAGCAAGCATCGGTATAGCTTCATTTGTCCATCCGCCCGCTGTGTGGAAGGCGTCCCAGTCTTCATCACCGAAGCTCTCTGATGGCTTAAGAATCTTGTCGCCGCTAATCATCTTGTCAGAGTTTATTACGGTATCAAGCAGATTCTGTACGCTTGTTACTCTTCCACCTGTAACTCTAGCGTTCGCTCTCTGGTCTTCTGTTAAGTAGGCTGTTTCCCATCCCTTAGTAAAATTCCCCTCGCTGTCAGTAAATGACTGCGGAGTTTCTACTACTGCCGGTGCGGGTGTCACTGGTGTTTCAGTGGTCGTTTCGGTAGTTACTTCTTCACTCATAGTTCTGCACTTTCCTGTTTAGATTCAAATGTTTTATTTATTTGTTTTCTTATCCCGATCATGATACTACGCCGACCTTCTTTATAGGCTGACCCGGTAGGGTTCTGATCGACAAATGTAGGTTCATTTTCGTAACACATTTTACTCAGTTCCTTCAGGACTACTTTCCCGTTCGGACTCTCGAACACTGCCTGAAACGTCTGGGCTAGTTCCTTCGCTTTCGCCTGTTTCTGTTTTATCTGTTCTGCTGTTGTCTGTTTCGTTGCCATCTTTCATTCCTCTAAATACAATACCTCTACGCTTACAATTTAAAAACCTTCCTTTTCTAATAGATGTCTCTATACATCCCTCAATGGAAACATCTTTAAATCCCATTTCTGTAACATAGTTGAGCAAAGCCTGCCTGCATATTTTATTTGCTTCCCTGACTTCAAGAATTACATTTTCCGGTTCGCTCGGTGCATCTATCTTCTTCATTTCAATGTCACGAAGTACATCAATTTTCTTTCTAATCCGTTTTAATTTATGGTCGTACAACGGTACGCCAAGTTCTTTCGCTTCTTCTCTCCAAGTCATATCTATCCTTCCATAAGTTTCTGAGCAGCACTGCCGTCTTCAGGAGCTTTAGTAGCTCCGGGGTAAGCCTGTCCTGCCATCTGTGCTAATTCTTTTTCATGAGCCTGCTGTTGCAATCTCAAACGTTCTTCTCTCTTATCTAATACTTCTTCTTCTGATGCCATGTCATCGACACTGACACCAAGCGTAATCCCTCTACGCCTGTACCCACCGTCAACGTCTACATTATCAAGCGTGCCGGGAACTGACGCTTCAATCTCTATTCCCTCTTGTACCCACCTTAACCAGCCAATAGACTGAGCAGCCTGAAGTTCAAGAGCAAGTCTGCCAACGTATTCGATCTTAAACGACTTACCCTGCATCTCAGGTGGCATATCGCCAAACTCACCGTTACGCTCAAGCAGCCCTATGTCTCTTGTGACAAGCCCTGTGAGCCATTCGGTCTGAATACGGCCTACGGGCATAACTAACTTCCTAAGCCCTTCAGCGAGACGTGAGCGTATCTCTAGCTCATTCCTGCGGTCGCCCTTCAATTGCTCGAGCTGGTTAAAGGCGTCATTAAAGAACATCTTCTTTACTACTTGCTGGTCAAGTTCAATAGATTTAAGGGTTGTATTGAAGTCGCCTAAAGCTTGTTGCTGAATTGCTCTAATAGAGCCAAGCTCTGTTACGAAGTTTAATGCACCCGGAGAAACTCTAACCTCGCCTTCAAACGATTCAAGGACTTCCTTTGGAGGATTATTATGTAGATTACCAACTTCGTCAAGGTCTCGATGCTTCACCTGCAAAGCGTTCACTAATCCAATAGCCCATGTACCAACACCCCTGCCCCACTTCTCTCTTGAAGACTTTGACCAGCGTGGAACCTGGAATGGGAATTCTTCAAAACCCTTCTCCTCAACAATTACACTATCAGTCCGAGATATATAAACAGATTCAAACGGCATTGCCTTATTGCCTTCGCCCTGCTGCTTGTTAAGGTCTCTGGGGCGGGTTATCCATACAAACTTAAACTCTTCGCCCTGAGTAGTCTCTTCTTTCATCTTCTCAAGGACGGTCTCACCTGCATCGTCGCCCCACTTCTGGAAAGCCTGCTTTGCGGTGAACTTGAACTCTATCATCATTACATCAACAAGACCCTGTTCATTCTCCATGAACGTATACATGCCAATGTCGTAGTCTCTGTAGTTAAGCCCAATGCCTTTCTTCCATTCGGAATACATATTTCCAGTACCAAAAGTACCCAATGACCGAAGCGTTTCGTTTGCCTGTAACATGAAGTTTGAATTTGCCCGTTTAGCATGAGACTTCTCTGTAATCTCGCCAAGTTTTCTTTTAACTGCATCAATCTCATTAAGAGACTCATCTTCCATCAGGACGTTATAAAACTTGTCTCCGGGTGGGAACAAATTGATAGAAAGACCGGCTGCCATATCTACAGAAGCCATAAGCCCTGTAACATCAACAATATCCCTGCCGAGTATCTCACCCTTGGCGCGTTCAGTAGTAATCTCACTCTCACGAGGAAACATTACGTCAGCAACCTCTTGATAGATGTTCCTGAAGTTAGCGTCATCGTGGTACGCCTTATCATATACAGCTAATAGTTTTATTGCTCTGTCGTCACTCATGGTCGCTATACCAATCGAATTTATTATCATCGTCAAAACTTAAATCGTGACCTTGATGTTTGAATAGGAATTTACCTAACTCATTCATCGTTTCTTTTTCGCCAGAATAAAAATTAGAACTCCCTTGTGCAACCCAAAGAGCAGTCTTGCATTTATGGCAATTTATATTATAACATACACTCATCCTAGTTTATCTTTCTTCTTTTGTTCTGGTACAAGGTCGCCGGTTATGAATGTAACTTCTCTACCAGTCGGTTTTTGTTTCTTCACTTCTTCGCCAGCCTGTGCCGCTGTCTCAATAGGAGGGGGAGCGACCGGCTTGGGGGCTGGTATCTTTGTTGCTTTTGGTTTTGAAAAAAGATTTCCCATTAGTCTACCTCATCGTAAATATCTATAAGGCTCATAAGATTTTCTGTCTTGTACGCGTGAGTGCCGTTCGCCGTCTTACTGTCTTCTGAAGATATGCCTATATGAGTCCAGACATCTCCGCAGTCATACCAATTAACGCCAAGTATTTTCTTAATCGCACCACCTGAAAATGTAACTTCTACACCAATTTGTTTCTTCATTATCTAACCCTTTCGATAAGAGCTTCTGTTTGTCGTTTAGAATTACTTCCACTATACCCAACCTTCGGCAGTATATTCCTTGATGCCGCCAGCACGAAGTAGTTCAGGGCGTTCCTGAAATGCTCTTGCTTATCGCCGGTCGGTCTATACCGATATACCATAGTGCCTTTTCTCTTATCCTTCTCTTCAAACTTTGCACAATTACAACACTGCTTTGCAAACTCTTCTACCTCTGGACACTGATGGGGTAATGAAATACTTCCATCTGAAAGCAGGTTATGAGTCCTGTCAAATATACCAGTCCTGTGAACCTTAACCACACCTATACCCTCATTAAAGATTGAAGCCGCTATCTGGGTATCACTGTACTCGCACAAATAGGTACTATCTTTAGGTTGATGTCTTTGGTATTCTCTCGCCATAGCCTCATAAGGCCGCATGTCAATAACAGTACTCTTAACATTGAACTTCTCTGCAAGCCGAGCGACAGGCGCAAACCCGTCCGCTATCAGATCAACCTTGCAAGTGTGCAGTATATCGAAATTATCCTTACCGGCCTTTGTCCCGATAACCACATGCCCAACCTTGCCAACATCAACCCCCATAGCACAAGGGCCAATACTTCTATCGACCGGAAACCTGCCAGTGCAATTCGCAAGCACATCCCGCTTAGTAAGCTTCTCGGCTCTATCAGAGTAAGCCATGCCAAGCCTTAACCGACAAACGTCCGCCAGATTACCAAACGGAGGATTTACAAAGTCCTCTAATATATCAGCAGGGTCATTAAACGGGGTCATTAACTGAGACGCCCTGTACCCGTGCATATAGTCTGATTGAGACGGAACCTGTGGAACCCACTCAGCAGTACCCTTACCAGCCCATACGCGAACCTCACTGCCGCATTTATCACACCCAACGTACCCAGTGCCATCCTTGCGTATCTTTACGCAGTGAGGGAAGCTAAGTTCCGCACAAGTCCACTCATTGCACTTTGAACATTTTCTAAACCAATGCCTTTGATCGGACTTCTTGAAGATAAGATCAATCCCAAAATCCTCATGAGAGGGATTGCCAAGATAAACTTCGTGTTGGTGAGGACTCATCCCCATACTCAACGTATATTTAACGACGGCCTCTGGGTCCATGAAGTCAACTTCATCAAACACGACCTTATCACAAGAGAATCCAGCAGTCTTAGAAGAAGTATTCTCGTCGGTAGCACCAACCTTCTGGCCAAGCCGCGCTCCGCGTAGGAATAGCATCGAGTCACGTACACGCTTTAGGGAAGTTGTATCAGTGCCACCGGCGACGTTCTTGACGTATTTTCCAATAGCCGTTGGATTAGCAGCTATCAATGGCTTAAATATACTCTTACTGAACTCGCCAACCTCATCCGTAGTAGGGAAGATGTGAGCAACGCCCAGCTTGTACTTTCCCATTATCATGCCATGCAGGTCTTTTAAAACCTCATTAGTAGTAGCACCAAAGCATTGCCGAGCCTTCATATAACAAATACGCTTTGCCTGAGAAGCCATTGGCTCCTGTTGGTACTCAAACTTATTAAACGTAAACCGACCGGCCTGGAGCTTGATCTTCCATTGTTCTGCCCAGAAACCGGGGTTGGCGGCCATCATTTGCTGGTTTAAGATTTTCGGGTCACTGCTTAGCATTACTCATCTTCAATGTAATATATCTCAGTATTATTATCTTGTACTACTTTAAAGCCCTGTCCCTCAAGAGCGAGTATAGCCTGCCCATTCATACCGCCATTAGAGGTAATCTTTATATCCCAATCAAAATAGTCTTCGCCTTTTGCACTATCCATTATTTCAATTCCTTAACAATCTTTAGTCGCTCCAAAAACAATATACCAAATACACGTTAATACTATCCATGCCAATATCTGTTCCATTACGAATTATCCTCTACATATTTATCTTCACATTCAATACGACAAAACCAACTAAAAGCATTTCTCTGCTTAAGCCCACACTGCAAACACATCTCTTGTGGCTCGTCGGGCCAATCCATACTCATCAATACCGTCTCACGCTCTGTAAGCATCGTTGTATCGTCTTTCACTGAACCGCCGTTTCTAGCGAATCCTTTTTGTCGTCAACTAGCTTAGGATTGTCTTTTTTCCATGCCGGTCTAATCTTATGCTGACGAGGGAGTTTGCCAGACCGTACATGAGATGCTGCTCTGTGCCCTTTTGGTATATAATACATTATCAATCCTTACCTATCTTAACATTCTGAAAAATATAAAACCAATGTGCTGTCGGTATCGAAACCGATGAAGCCCCGTAAGGATGCCAGCACGTCCTTTAACTTTTAAGGTGAATCACTCACCTTCGCAATTCTTAGGCTTGCGGCGCCTTTAGCCCTTTTGGTTACGAGGGCGGCTGCATTCCCCCTCGGTCATTTCAACCGAAACAATCGCCCATCTGCCTATTCGGGGTATAAGCGATTGTTTATTCATAGTTGCCCTAAGCTTCTTTTGAATCTACCATAACTTCCGTCTGACATTGCTTACCTAATTTAACATCGTCTATTTTCTTATAATTCTTATAACCCGCATATAGCGACACTTCTTGGCACTATCGCCATTTCTGGGGCGGGAGGGGGTTGCCTAAGTTAACATCACTCGCGTTTATAGATTTATTATCTGTCATTGGGTATATCCCCATAGAAATCCTCAACAGACACAGACGGGTCACGCCTTAGTTCATGTGACTGACACCACTGCCAATAGGTCATATTAGGACTGAGAGGGACGTTAGTGGACTCAGTTACATGCTTTACGTATATTATTGTCTTACTCATAGTTCTGTGCCTGCCTTGTCTTTTATTGCTTTAGTTAATATATTCGGTCAGGGCTTATGCTATACACAACCCCGCCCCCCACTTGGGGTCATTGCCTTTTTAATAGGCCCCCCTGCCCGTCTCTTGCCTGTCCTGCCCTTATCCCTGCCCTTACACCGGAATAGCCCTTAATCGCCTCCTTGCCCCCTTGTTGGTCCTTGTGCGGGCTAATAGCCTTATTAGTGCTTAGGTGGC